ATGTTACTAAAAATATTACTATAAAAACTATATTAATTAATGCACTTGGTAAAGAAATAGCACGATTAAGTATTAATAAAACCAAGTATAATAAAATGGCAATAATGATGGCAATAATAATTTTGGATTGATATAAATATTTTTGTGTATAGCTATTATTGAAATCTGCCATGCGATTTTGTCCAAAAATTGCATTATCTACTGATTGCTGTTTTGCCAATAAACGTTTTTGTTCCTCGTCAATTATTTGTTTCATGTCAGATTGATGGTCTAAAGTATAATTAGCAGAAGCACTTGCAATAGGAAAATTATTATAGGCACTATTCAAGTTTGATGCTAAATCAGTTAAATATCCAGCAACACTGGTACCTCCGCCAGATAATGCAGATAAATCTGCCAAATACTGCTGTTGTATAAAAAATAACCCAGATAAATCAGAATATGTTTGTACCATAATATATATTATTGCATATATATTATTGTTTATAGTTTGTTATAGTTTTTTACTTCCTGCCTAAATATATCGCAGATACCAAAAGAGTAGTTGTTAATATGCTACCAGCTATATATAAATTATTTAATTTTAAAGCCATTAATTGACTATCTTTTTGCATTTCCTCACTTAAACTATTTCCAGCATCTTGCATAAATGGTTGATTTGAATTAAAATCATATCGTGAATTATTATGTAATTTATTACGTAAAGCATAATATTGATTAATATTATTAGAAATATCATAAAAGTTTTGATTTATTTTGTCATTTTGTTTTCCATAATCTGCAGATATTTGTTGCAATGGCTGTATTTGACCATATAAAATAGAAGGCTGGCATCCTTGTTGCGGGTTATGGCTTGTACAGTTTGGAACCGCATTGGTGTATCCATTACTATTAAATCCTTCTATACGATTTTTAAATCCTTGTTGACCACCTGGAGGTGGAATTGGAATAGTCGGTAACATACTTAAACCATGGTCACCTATACGTAAACGGTCTTCTCTAGCTTTTAATATAGAAGTGGATGGTAAATCTGGAATACCAATATCACTTGAGGTTGAAACCGGCGACCCTACTGGATATGTTGCATATGGCATCGCCGAGTTATTAAACTGAACATCTGGGTTCATATGTGTATACACATTATTCAGATTTATTTTTTGATATCTTACATATTTACTACTTGTATTAATATCATCTGGATTTGTTTGATTTGGTATAAATTGATTATTTTCCTTGTTACCAGTGACACATACAGATTGACCATTTGAATTAGAAACATAAAAATAACCACATGTTGGATCAGTATTACATTTTTGTTCACAATCTGAAAGATTACCATTTACTGCAGTAGTCATATCGACATCTGTACCTGGCTGAACACCTGCATATTGATAATATTTATTATCAAATTGTAAAAGAGGACTATCATTCGCAATTTGTTTTAGTACATTTCCAGTAGGACTAGTAGTTTGATAATATATATTATTCAATTTTGGTTCTCCTAAACGGTTTTCATATACATAATAACCATTATTTGATGTTGTATATAATGGTGCATTGATATTACTATAAGTAGAGTCAGTAGATTTACATCCGTATACATTCGTTTTCAATACAATATATCCATTTTGTACTTGAAACTTGAACATACCATTTGGTGAAATTATGCATGTTTTATTCGGAAGAGAATCTCCTACGGACATACTATTTCCATATTGTACATTTTGTGAAACCCATTGTGGATTAGATATTGGGGATAATGTAGATAATGTAGTGGATACATTGCTATTGAATGAAAATAAATCCCATATTACAGATTTATCTGTACCCATAATTCTATATAACGTCAAGTTTCCATCATTAGATAATTGTAAAGAAAAAAGGCAAGCGTTATTTGCACAAACCGATGTATCAAAATTATTAGAATTATTGGTAAGATTGTAGTCACCAGGAGAGTATGGTGCATTCACTACGTTTCTAGAAAATATATTATTACCTTGAGATGGTTGTGTTGTACCATTTATACCAACTGAAACAAAATTACATTGCGTGTTATTATTTGAAGTTGTAAATCCTAAACATGTTGGATCCGAATCACATGTAGAATAACAATTGTCTAGTGAAGTATTTGTTTTGGAAGATAATACATTAGGTGCACTAACGAAACTAGTATTATTTTGAGTTTTATATGAAGATGTTCCTTTAGGTAACCCTTGTGGTGCTATAGTAACTTGTAGATTACAAATGCCATAAGATGGAGTTAGATTGGTGGATGATGCTGTATATCCAGTAGTAGCAACACTACATTTTATACTACTATTCCACATATTATTCAATGCAATTGCATTGACAGTAGCATCACCGGTAGAACTTCCTCCTGGGTCCATAGTATATGTAGAAACATTATCTGCATTCATAGTAAATGATTTCAACACTTCGCCGGCAGAACTAATTACTTCAAGTGTAGCACCTGCGTTTCTATATTGATATCCTTCTCTATTATAATAACTAATACTTTGTATATGTGTATCTACACCTAAATCAATTTCTAACCATGAATATGGAGTTCCACTATGAAACCCTTGATCATATGGTTTTACCCTAATATCTCCATTTATTACATTTTGAGGTGATACACTTGGATGTGGCCATACATCTTTTGCATATACTTGAACCAAAGATTTATTTAAGGTTACATTATTACCTGTGTAATCATTAACTACTAATGACGATATTTGAAGCCATTTTTCGCCATAATTAGATGATATGATTCTAACATATCTTGCCAATTTACTATATTTTGCTTCTAATGCAACTACACTAAGATTATTTGTAACTTTATCCATAATAAACTTCATAGATACCATTCTATGATATGCACCATCATAAGATCCAGCAATATACGTATCATTCGTTCCATTCAATAAATATATACCAGTAGCTGGCAAAGGAGTCTGTAAAGTACCTCCGCCAATCATACAACTTTTCACAAAAACTTGTGTAATGTCAAATACATTTACATCCAATGAAGTAGGAGCACCTTGTATAAATGTATTTGCATCACCCAATGAATAGTCAGCTATAGTGGTGCTATATTTGTATTTATAAGGGCCTAACTTTGTTGGGTCATTTGCATTAATAATTATATCTCCATTATTATTCAATGAAAAACTATTTACAGTAGGTCCCATAGACCAAATAGTAGGATATGCAAATGTATTGAGTGATGACGGTAATTCATCATTGGATACATGGCATTCATATTGATTTGGATTTGCAGATGTATTCGTTGATTTTACTAATGAATAATATTTATAACCTTGTAATGTAGAGTTTATTTTACAGGAATCAGGTGTATGATAAAAATTATCCAAACGTTTCATGGTTATAGGTACTTTATCAGAGTTCTCTTCTGGCATAACACATTGTTTATGAACACTTATCGCTGCTTCAGGATTAGGTGAAACTTTAAAGAAAGAAAAATTATAACTATTCATGATATTATTCATTTCATTAGCTACTTCGGGTAAGTTCATATTAGCAGTATTTATATTTGGAAATGACGTTATATTATTGGCAGCTGAAGCAGTATTATTTGCATAAGTTGCAAATTGGGTTTGTTCACGCTGTTCTAATCCTTGAATAGATGTCATAAAATTGTTATTAGAAATATTTGTATATCGGCTATTGTCATCACGTTGCATTGTAGCATTATTCTCACGTTGCATTATAGTATTATTCTCACGACGTATGGTAGTATCATCACGTCTATCTCTTGATCTATCACCTGCAATACCTTCACGTACTTTCAATTTATTTACCTCTATTGGGAGTTTATTTTTTACTGGAAACATTGTATAAATTATATAATATATTTATACAATATAATTACATTTGTATAAATATATAATCAACTAAAATAATAGTATATTTCGAATATAATATACTTCTCAATCTTTACGTAATTTTACAAAAAGATAATATGTTAAACTTGTTGCTAAAATAATCAATAATACCTTGGAATAAGATGCACTCATTAATTGTCTTTCATAAAAATTAGATTTCGTATCACCAATACGATACAATTCGGTTAATTCCGTATCTAATTGTCCACGTAAGTGTTGTACTGATTTATATGTATTCATAATATCGTTATAAGTTTGTTCATATTCAGGGGGTGTTTTTCCGCCAGGAGACATATGCGAATAGGCATCAATTAATTTTTGTAAAGCTGTTTTCACCGAATTATATGCATTGGTTACATCAGATGCCTGTGGAATAGTCGTACAGTGTGCGTTTAATATATTCACATTTGCATTACCTGAACCAGTATTACACCGTAAAAATTGAGCATATGTTTGATTAAATGCTGTTAATTTTTGGACAACATCAGATTCCAAAGCAAAAATATTGCTTGGTTGTACTAAATTATTGCTATTAGAATTACTTTGAATATTTCCAGACATTATATTATATACTTATTGTTTAAAAAAATACACGGATAAATAAGTTATAATTGCAATACTTGTTGTTATGTTAAATGTTTTCAATAATTCATTGTTATATTTACTTGTATAATTACCATGTCTTTCAGATTGTGCTGCATTATTATTTTCCAATTGTATTGCTAAATCCGCATTTTGTTTATTTTTACACAATTCATATTTAAAACAATTCTCAGTATTATCATTCCATGTAGAGCATTTTGTCTTGTCTGGTTGATTTTCACAACATACGGTATTATATGTAGAAGATTGTTGTAACATATTATTACATACTGATTCTGTAGGAGTTAATCCAGATGTTACATAATAAAAATCATTTGGACTATAAGCAATTTGTGTAATAGACATTTTATATAATTACTATGGATAATTCATCTTATAATAATAATATTCCTATTAGACACAAATACGATAAAAGTCGTAATACAATGCGGTTGAACTAGTTCGTTGTATTTTACATACTTCTCCTGGTCGCATACATATTGCTAAAGCTACTGGATCAAACCGGGAAATCTCTGGCAATTGTTTTAAATCTTTAATATTATATTTCACAATCAATTCTTCGACAGATTCTTTGTCTAAAATAGTTGTTTCAGGTACCAATTTATGTTTCAAAATATTGAATTGAAGACGATTAATATTATGTATTACAACAAATATACCGTCATGATCATACAAATATTTCAGTTTGGTAATAATGGTATCATTTGGTTCATCTTCTGTAATAATAATCAAGGTGTCTTCTTTTGTCAATACATTTTCAATTGTCATTAAGTCTTCTATTATTTCATCCAAGTTTTGAGGCCGTATTTGTTTGGCTGCCAAAAAATATTTGATATATATTTTTTTAGGTCTTTTCTTATGCTGTAACAACATATCTAATTGTTGGTTTACTGCCATTGCATCAATTTCATTTATGCTAAATCCGGAATAATCCTTAATATTATATCCTAAACTTTCTAGTATTTCTAGAATATTTGTTCTAGACTTATACAAACTTAGAATGCGGTTAGAGCTGGACATTATATAATACTAGTATGTTTTTGTCTATATATTTTTATATATCTATTTAATCAATTTTATGCAGTAAAAAATATAGTTACTATTTTGGTATTATTAGTATTAATGTAATATTATGATTTTCTATATATACTTAATGTCTGGCCATTAACATCTAGTCATATGGATTAATAACCCATATGACTAGCGTATATGCTAGATTGTATATTTCGTTTCCCATAGGCAACAAGTCATACAACTAGACATTAATATTCATCTCTACAAATGGGGCATTTTGTACATTTAACTGCACATACATTGCACAATAAATGAGCACATCTTGTAATCTGTATAGTTTCTAAACTTATTTTATCATAACAAATTGGGCAATCTACTGGTTCTTCTTTTGGATACCATTCTTTCATTTTTGTTTGAAATGTTTTTGCCAAGGTTCTGTAGTTTTTTAAATAAGTAACGGCAACTTTTTCATGAATATAGCTTTGTTCACTTGCATGATCATATGCCATACGTAATGTTATACATTCTTCCTCTGCATATATGGCTCGTCGTTCCATTTCACTCAATTTATACATCATTTCCTGCATAGGAGTTGGTTTTGTGGGATAAGGAATGTAGCCAGGTGTATATACAACCCGAATGTCGGCAACCATATCTTCATGTGGTTCAGAATCGCAAAACTCCATGGAAACATAGGATGTTTTTCTAAATCTTCGTGTATACTCAAAAGGACCAAAGAATTGTTGGAAACATGTTTCTAAATCGGTAACCGATGGTCGCACTTGTGGTAATCTACGTTCACCAGGTGGTTCAATGGTACCATCCGCGTTTGTAGTTGGAACATCAATATAATAGGCAACATAAGTAGCTGGTATAATTAATTTATATTCATGTACACTCTCACGTGTATTTTTAGTAAGAAACTCAATCCCCCAAACCATATGATGAATATCCATATTTTTTACAATGGTATCCATAAATACACCAAATGTTTCTGAGAACTGATAATTGCGACTGTATTTGGACATTGTTATGGTAAAAGATCTATAATATAGATTATATCAAATTATGTAATAATTACTATTATTGATTATTACATAAACATTTCAATTTTATGAAAAATGTATTACTCATTACATATTAATATTGTTTGTTTTAATGTAAAACAATACGGATATACATCCATTCTTGTTATCAATCTAGACATTAACGTGTGGTCATATGAAATATTGTTCCATATGCCCAGACGTTAACTCGTTTTTTTAATAATAAAGTTTTTCGCAAAATCAATGATACCAAATCCATTGCTAATAGAAGGTGCTTGTCCACCATCTGGTTTTACTTCCGGTACAGATTCTGATATTTGTTTGGGAGGAGACATAGTAAATCCTCCTGTTTTATTTATGATAGGTTTTGTATTATTCTCTAGTTCATCCATATTTTCTTGAGGAACCCCATTTGTACCTATTGTATTTTCATTACCTGTATTTACTACAATATTCGGTGCAAATATAATGCCATCTTTTCGCGAATCTTGATTGTTCTCACCATTGCGAATCATTGGTCTATCAAACATGTCATAATGGCCATTATGATTTGCAACCTCAGGTATATCGCCTTCTTTCATCAATTCTTGCCGTGTTACTACTAATAAGTCATCTTCATCATCCATACTTGGATCAATTGCATCTATCGTAACAAACTTATTACCTACATGTTTTACATTCCATCGTTTTTTAGGATTTTTACCACCTCGTAAATACACAATTTCTCCCTCATGAAAGTCATCCTTTCCACCTCCGCCTTCTATTTCGCCATTTACATCTGGAGATGATGGAATATAAGGAGGGGAAGTTGCCATTTTTGCCATTTCAGAAAGTTCTTCTTCAGTAGGTTCATATGCAGGAGATACATTCTGATATTGCGGTGAGGATTCTGGTTCATATGCGGGTGATACATCAGGATATTTAGGGGATTCTGGTTCATATGCTGGTGAAACTTTTTCAGGTTCGGGTTGATAATCTGGACTATCAAATTGATTTGGCGTTTTATCCCGGCTAATATGTTCTTCCGTTTTAGACCTAGATATTTTTTCCACTGTATCCAATGTAGCAGTTGGATTCATCAATAATTTAGCAATATTTTTAGATTGCGTCAAGTTCTCCATTTGGTCTATATTGTCGTCCGTAATTAATCTCAATTGCATATTAATAGTTTGTAACTCTTGCATCATAAGTTTCATTGAATAGGGTACTGATACAATGCTAAAGGATCTACCTAAATCAGTTGATCCTTCTATATTCAAGGTTTGTCCATCTGCACCTAATGTAAACGGTATGGGTCCATCTATTGCTGGACTTTTAAATAGGTTCTTAGCAGGGTTATAAATAGCAATAGTACCACTCTTATTACAAATAGCCATCTGATATTTATCTGCACGATCCATCATCGATTCTCGTAAAAAGTTTGTCATACCATGCCCTATTACGGAATCGCGTTCCATTTCACCGATACGCAATCCTCCATCATTTGCACGTCCACTAATTGGTTGCCGCGTTAAGGATGTATTCGGCCCGGTTGCACGATAATTAATTTTGTCCTTAACCATGTGTTTCAAACGCATGTAATAAGTTGGCCCCATGAAAATAGAACTTTCCAATTGTTCCCCCGTCATACCATTGTACAATACTTCATTTCCTTGAGAATGAAACCCTGCCTCTGCTAGTATTTTTTCGTATACGTCAATTTTAGACCCTTTATTAATGAAAGCCGTACAATCACTAAAAGCTCCATAATAAGCAGATGCTTTACCAATTATACATTCTACCAATTGACCTATAGTCATACGTGTAGGCAATGCATGTGGGTTAATAATTAAATCTGGACGAATGCCATCTTTTGTAAATGGCATATCACATTCGCGTATAACCATGCCAATCGTACCTTTTTGACCAGCACGAGACGCCATCTTATCGCCTAAAAAGGGAATACGTTCTTCGCGAACACGTACCTTCGCAATACGAGTACCTTCTTCACCTTCTGTAATAAAAGTTTTATCAACAATGCCTAATTGCCCCTTTTTAGGCGTTTTAGATTCATCTATGCGTATTTGGGCATTTTCTACACTATTTGTTGTCAACCCAATCAAAACCGTTTTATCATTTATAGGCGTGTTTTCTCTTATAAGTCCATAGGCATCTAATTTACTATAGTCATATCCAGGTTTTTTACCAACTACCGTTTCCAATCCCTCTATATTAGAAAACTTTTTATCTACCACCTTATCACCAACTTTACTACTTTCTTCATGGGTTTCATAAGTAGTATAATAGGTCGTCCTAAATAATCCGCGTTGTAAAGCTCCTTCATTGATTAATATGGCATCTTCTACATTGTATCCAGTATAGCACATAATAGCTACAATCGCATTTTCACCATAAGGGTTCTCTTCGTGGTTGATATATTCCATAAATCTAGATTTTACTAAAGGTATTTGTCCATTATTGAGAACTACCGCTGTTTTATCCATTCTTACTGGGAAATTAGTATGATACATCGAAACAGCTTGTTTACTCTGACCAGTCGAAAAGGCATTACGAACTGGCGGGTTATTTTCAGGAAAAATAATTTGATTGCACATCATTCCAAAGATAAGGGATTCATGTATTTCAGAATGTGTGTGGTGATCATTCACTTCATCCGTATTTACGGCAATAAGAGTATCTTCACTTTCACTAGGATCAATATAGTCCACAATCGCCTTGTATTTTAGAAACCGTTCCAATTTAGCAGGATTCGTTTCTGTTTGTATGCCATCATATAGTTCATGTAATTCATATATTTTCGGTTGGTTTGGATGAAATCCGGCTATTTTTTTTTCATTAAATCCAGAAATTAATTCGCTCCAAGAGAACTCACCCTTCTTTATTTTCGAGATAATTTCGCGATTTTCAAAAGACATCTTTTGGGTGTCATCATCTTTATAAAAAATAGGTCTACAAACCCGCCCCATATCTGTATAAATAAAAATCGTATTTTGCTTAATATCAAATGTCGCCGATAAATGGATAGGTAACAACGCATTTCGCCTAAATAATCTGATTTTTTTCATTGTTTCCATAGGTTCTCCTACTACACCTGCCCAATATCCATTTACAATGACTTTTGTCATTTGCGATACCAATTGTATACCGCAATCTTCAATTAATCTCATGGATGCCTTTTCCCGCAACCATTGTATAACCGGTTCTCTGGACATACCTCTAGAAATATAGGTAGTAATGGCTAATTGTTTATGCAAACCAATGTTCCCTCCATCCGGAGTATCGATCGGATCAATAAATCCCCAATGAGAATTATGGAGAACACGTGGACCCACCAATTTTACACTGGCATCCATCGGTAAATTGGTTTTACGCAAATGACTCATTGCACTATTGAATGAAAGACGGTTCAAATCTTGTACTACACCGATACGTTTGGTATGGGATTGTGACCCCCAATTTCCTTTAAATGCTTTTTTGAATCCAGATTCCAAAATGCGTTCTTTGAATACTTCTCGATAGTTCTCCTGAATCAAATATTCTAGGTGAGATTCATATAGATTTGGATTATAAAACAGTTTTTTCTCCAACTCCAATTGAATGTATCGTTGTTGTATTGTATAATATTCCTTAAAGAGATCGTATAATAGAGAACCCGCCAATTCAATTCGCTTGTATTTGAAATTATCGCGATCAGTCGGCGTCTCTAATCCGATAGAAACTGCCAGTAAACGAAATACAATATATCCCAAATAATATGCTTTTTGTATATAGGCAACTTCACCTACATGTGGTAAAAAATAATCGGCTAATATTTCGAGAACATATGTAACCGTATTGATTTTTGTAAAAGACGCAATATACAACAAGGCAGTTTGTTGAGATAAAACACCACCTGCATCATATACAGAAGGAATAAACAAATCAATCATATCTTCGTATTTTTCTAAATCAAGAAGACACATACTAATAATATCCTTGTCTGAAATAATACCTAATGCACGAAATACAATAAAAAGAGGAATCGGTTTACGAACATTGGGGATATTTACAACTAAATTGCGGTTGCTATATTTACTTCCTGGTGCCACCATTTTTACCGAAAATGTGCGAATGGGTTTTGCCGAGTTCTCTGAAACCGAACGTATTTCAGCGGAATATAGATAATCATCTCCACCTACATCCTTTATATAAAGCATATTATCGGCAAACTTTTCTTGCGGAACGACTGTTTTCTCCTTACCATCTATGATAAAATAACCGCCTAAATCATTGCGACATTCTCCTACAGAAAACCTAGCATCCCGGTTTAATCCATTCAAAATACAATAGTTAGATTGAACCATAATAGGAAACTTGCCCAAGTATATTTTTTCCAGTAAAACTGTATGTACTTGACGATTTGGTTGAACCAATGATTTAGCAGTAGTTTCGCGAATTCTTGCTGCCGCAGCTGCAGTCATAACCAAATCCTTTTCCTCCTGGGTTTTACGTTTAGCTGCTGTTTTAGTAGCTTTAGGTTTTTCAGAAGCTTTTTTTGGAGCACCTCCAGTTTTATTATTCACCAGTGGATCATCATCGCTATCTATATCATTATTATCCGCATGAATATATCCACCTTGTTTAGAATCTAAAGCTTCTTGTAGAGAACCTCCAACTAAAAACTCTTTTTTCAATTTACCAGCTGCTTCTAGTAATTGATATTCTTCATTCTGGTCATTATAATTAGGTATCAGTTCAATTCCACCTCCAGGCATCAATCCTTGCTCTACCCCAATTACAGTAGGTGTTTCACCTGGTTCAAGTAATCTTACATATTCAACTTCAATATCATAATGTATAGTCATACCATATGTCATATTTCGCATACGGGCTTCATTTGGAAACATATAGTGTGCATTATCGTTGTCATGTATAACCGGTTTACCAAAATAAATACGTGATCCATCTTTTCCGCCAATATATAACATACATTGATATCGATAATCATTGATAGTTTCATCATATTTAGACGAAAGACGAATTGGATTTTTTTCCTTAAATATTTGTTGGATACCATTTGCGTAAAAGTCGTTGTAAGATTCAATATGATGTGTTACTAAAGATTGTGGGTTTTCATCAAAATAAGAATGAATCATTTTCCATATTATATCAATATTGATATCATTTGTTCCCGACATAGTTATCTCTATAGTATAAAAATATATAATATATCTGATATCTATCTTTATCTGTTTTTTATAAAAACAGATTTAGGAAAAATCTATTCAATAATATATATCATAATGGATAATCTTCAACGCACTTTATTCGGACCCTTGAGCAAACAATATTGTCTTTATTTTTATATTCTTTCTGTTATTGGTCTAGCATTCGTTGCAATTGTTCTCATATCTGCATTTATCATTGGCGTGTCTAAGAGAAAGGGAATCGAGTTTTACTTATCTGCCATTATTGGAAGTTTAGGATATGCTATTTTCTATTTCCAAAATAGACTCTTATACAATATGTGCGTTGGATCAGTTTAATGTCTAGTCATATGGAACAATGTTTTATTATCAAAGATATGTAAATAATATATACTCACCTTTGCGGTATTACAGTATATATTATTTCTTTTATAAGTGTAAAATAAGTGTAAATGGGTATATATTATGGTGATATTCATTATGGTATAAAAATTACGAAAAAAAGTAAAGAAGAAAATACAGAGGAGGAATTTCTAATAGAACCAATTTATGAAATTATTTTTGATAATAATTCTATTTTATTAGATGATTATTTAGATAAAATCAAAGACATATACTTAAAAATTATAGAACCTGAAAAATATACATATGAACTCTTTGTTGATATATTTTCAACACATAATGGTATTAAAAAAGACAAGGGATGGCAGCGTATTACCATGGAACAAATGAACAATTTTATAAATGGTAAGTATACCATTAACTATGTTTACAAATAATATTTGTGTAGAATAATTGTTTTTTTTATAGTGTATCAAACTATAGAACTTTGCAATGGATATATTGTATTATAGCAATTATTGTGTTCATTCAAAAAAAATTATACAATATTTAGTGAAAGAAAATCTTACAAATCAGTTAAATTGTATTTGTATTGATAAGCGTATACGTGACCCGTTTACAAACCAAACCTATATACTCATGGAAAATGGTCAGAAAATTATGTTGCCTCCAAATGTGCATAGTGTTCCTGCATTGTTATTAGTAAAACAAAATTACAGAGTTGTTTTAGGAGAAGAAATCATGCCTATATTGCATCCAATAATCAAAAGACAACGAGATGCGGCTACATCTCATAGTGGCGGAGAACCTACTGCTTATTCTATTTCAGGTGGTAATACAAATGTTATGTCGGAAAAATACACATCCTATAATCTTACACCAGATGAATTGAGTGCAAAAGGCGTTGGTGGAAATAGACAATTACATAATTACGTATCTGCCGATAATGATCGGTTTACAATTCCGACTCCACCAGATACATATCGTCCAGATAAAATTGGAGGCGATGTTTCATTAGACGATTTGCAACAATCTAGAAATGCGGATGTTACAAAGTTTTTTCCAAATAATTCGGCGATTGTTCCACAATTACCTTCTTTATCTCTGTAAATTTTCAATAGAAATATAAATTATATATTATTTAGTATAATCTATATAAATAATACTAAGTATATTTTATTATTTACTATGACAAATAAAACAACGCTTTTGAGAACATTTAATACGCATTTTTTTGAGTTTTTAGATGATATTATACGCATTTTTCCTGAAAATCTAGACATTCAAACAACAAAAACAGCATTTACAACAACAAAACAAGCCAATCCTACTATTCTCATTAAAACCTGGGTACAACATGTGTATATTCCATATAAAGACGCGATTGATAAAGGTGATGTTGATTTCTTTTTTAAAAAGGACTATAGTTCTGATTTGTCTGATTTACCAAATGTGAATGAAGTCATGAATATTATAGATAAATTGAGAGAACCCTTTTCCAATATGACTGAAAAACAAAAAGAGTTTAGTGCTGAGTATGTGAAAAACTTGAGTAAACTAGCGGTATTGTATACTATACAATAAAACTATGCAATAAAAATAAGAAATACATTATTTGAAATGTCCAATTATTTCACAGCCAATCCAATATTTTTCTCCTTTCAATAGAGGGTTTGCTTTATGCCATAAATCGATATCAAACAAAATGGCCATGCCTTCTTTTGGTTGTACGATTTTGTTTACAATCCATTTATCATTATAAAACACTGTTTCACCCCCTTCAAAATTATCGTTAAGATAAATAAGTAATGTCCATCTAGTTTTTTCCTTTTTTACTTTATCATAATAAAGACCTGTATCCGTATGAATGAAAAAACTGTCACATACCTTATATTTTCCACTCATGATAATATTATTTGGTCTTAGTATATTATCACATAAATTAAATGTTTCTAACCTTTTATAAAATAGCTCGGCTTCTTCTATATCTCTCCATTTATTATTAGTAAAATTACCATTATCTGTAAATGGTACAACATTTGTATTTGTATTTATGATATCTATATATTTATTGCACTCGACTGGCGATAAGAAATCATATAATTCGTATATCATGTTATACTACTATCTATTTGTATAAACATATATAAATATTTGTTTATATTACTGCTATAATAGTAATAAGGTTTTATAATGATAAACACATCCGACTTGCATAAGTTATCTTATGGGGCACAAGATAACCATATTGAAAATCATTTTGAAAAAAAGAAACATATTTTCGAAGGTCAACTTATTGAAACATTAACGCATACAATAATCTCAGAAAATGATCTAAGTAAACCAACTAAAATAAAATTAACAGATCAGTATTATAGTAGTGACAATAACTGTAGAAAAGCCTATTATCATCATTATGGATTTGCAAATATTCAGTTAGTTGAAAAATACTGTGATAGGATTGAACGAATAGATATTGAAATAGGTGGTATGCGAATAAATCGTATCTTTCCGTATATAAATGGTGCAACTCGGGTGTTTGAGTTTGCAGATACAAATACAATTTTACCAGCTTTGTATGAGTTCGAAATTGTAATTTGTGTATATTTTAAATATGCAGGTACATGTGAATTAACTTTGGATAAGATGATGATAACGAATCGTAATAAATACGACGATATGGTTGAAGTCATGTTGAAACAGTCGCAGTATATTTCAGGAGAGGTTTCAAATGAAGGGAATAATCAACTAAAATTATATTTTAATCATCCTGTAAAAAAAATAACAGTTATATCAGAAGATGATATGGAATATTCTACAAAACTATGTTTTGATATTAGTAAACGAGATTCTGAAAATATAGAGTTTCAATATACTGCACCATCTAATCAAAATAAGTGTATCTATGAGTTTGAAGAGACGGTTAACTTTTCACGAATAGATAGACCTTATATAATAGTAAATGCATCACATCCAACAAAAATACACGTGTTTGCAGATACATTACATATTATGAATATATTTTATGGAATGATCGGGATGGCTTTTTCAAAATAAAGCTTTACATATAATTTTGGGTTATACAATTACTATTTGTTCCTATATACAATTTGTTTGTACAAAATTGAAATACTTTTTTACAATTTTATCTATGGCATTTTTAAACAACCCCAATTGATTAATCTAGCAAATACTTTCAAAACATTAACTCAAACATATGTCTCAACAAACTATCACCATTCACGACAATGGCCGTAGTTATACTGGTCTGGATGGAATGTACTACACAATCCAATTCCCTCTTCAATGGGCATTGGATAATTTTAGAGAAAAAAAATCAACACAAAGATATGGTCCATACTGTTGTGATGGATGCAGGTACGGCGGTTCACTCAATGGAGTGTTTGTAGGGTATTGTCCAAATTGTACTAAAACATATTTTGGCAACAGCCGCGGCGGAGATTTATGGGCACATGAAATTACTCCGGAAATGATTGATATATTATGGCAAAAGCTTCCCTACATGAAAGGCACAGAGTTTCATATGATTGGCGAAGAGATGCAAGTTGTTGAGGAAACCCCTGATCAACTAGCAGAACAAATACTGCAAATGGAAGAAAATCAAGAAAGATGGACATACCAAAGTCATTGCAAAGTTAGTGGAATATGCGATTGTTACGGTTGCAAACAATACCGAAAAGAACACTTCAGTGAAGAAGTTTTGCGTACTTACGGAGAATGGGAAGAAAAACAGGAAATGCCATCTCTGTCTGAACCTACTCCCGAATCGCCTCCCATTGTTGAAACTACCAATGAATTACCAGAAGACCGCATGTGGCACATTGTAGATAAAAAAAATTGTCTATGTAGTCAATGCATGACAGAAGAGCAGTACATTGATTTCCTGGACAACGAAAATAGGTTCGAGAGCTGGCCTGCACATGAATATGACACTCCAGCCATTCGTGCGATACGAATCAGGGTTAATGACCGACGACGACCATATTATGGAGACACTTACATTGCTGATTGGGAAATATCAGATGAATTATTGAATCGATTTATGGGATAAAAATGAAAATATTCTTATAACTTGTAATAATCCATTATATTTCACAAATACACTATTGTATTTTGTTTTGTTATCAAAATATAAAAATGTAATTAATTATTCAATATATGTTTTTTATTGAATAATTACAATTACAATATAAAATACTATAATAATATACTATATATTATTATATGTTTGCCATTTTTTTACATATTGTTTGTTATGACTTATGGTTTTATGTAACTCATGTCATATTACATCATCCATCGTTTTATTATATTCACAAAATACATCATTCTACTCCCTATGAAACTTTGATATTTCTTGATACAAATGTTGGAGATGTTATAGAAAATACCATACAGCCATTAGGTATATTTATTCCTTGTTTGGGAAATAATTGGTATGTTTCTGAATTATTATTAGCATTTATGATTGTAGGACTTCGTGCAATGATGAGACATGACCATAGATGTACATGGTTAATAGGAAATCATCATCTATTGCATCATAAACATCCTAAATACAATTTCGGAGAATACTGGATTGACTATGTATGTGGAACTGTATATCCATATGAGAATGAATATATATATGGTATTTTATATACATAGTTTTGGATACTTGACTATAATATCTTGAAAACTCGTAATGTATAAAATAACGGATACTCGAGTATATATAATAAATTGTAGTTATTCTTAGTTATCTTGTGTGTCATGTAAGTTTGCAAATGGATGTTTACATAATAGTTTAGCCAAAGATATACGTTCTGTAGATAGGTTTGTTTCATTTGATGTATATGAAGATACCAAAGGTGTACGATCATCTTGTTTTTTGTACATCTCAGATGAATCCCACATTAAACAATTTGCACATGATTCTATTATGAACCAAAATGTTTCGCGTAATTCTTGTATGCAATACAACATTTTATATTGCATACAAAAAAATGTTTATTACATTTTATGTTGAAAGTAATATACTTACATAAAATTGAAATGATTCAACAAATATATATAGTAATTATTAAACCTATCCTTCTTATTGATCATGTTCTATAACCAAACACGCAAATTATTCATGCGGTTTACTAAGTTTAAAATTAAACCTAGGCATGTAATTATCGCAAGTTGGGGGACATTGGGGTTTTATCGTGGTGTAAATTATTTTGGCGAAGATCCGTACCCGGAATGTAATAATGTACAACACTTATATTCAAAGGCACTTTCGCAATATTCTTTGAATATTTTATATGGATTGATGGGTACCTGTATGTACCTAAACCCATTTTTGTGTTTTATTATCATTCCGAGAGAGATATATAGACTGGATGTAAACATAAGAGGATTAGAAGATGAAAAAAAAACGGATTATTATCGAAGATTATTATTATAAACTTTATAATGTATTTGCATAGCATCTCCTATAATAAGAAAACATATACAATTGGTATTGAGGGTCCTTACTTTCTATGTATTTTTTTACTATATGTTTGGTTATTTTTTGCGGTTTTGCAGTATTTATAAAAGGTAAATACCATAGTTTATGTAATTCTTCTATATAGGGACGAAACTGATAAGATACTTTGTTGATTGATATGATTTTTTTAACAAATACTGCCATATAACATTCATGTAATGTATTTATCATTTTGTCGAAAAATCTGTCTAAAAACAAAATAGCAGATTTATATTTTGTATAATATTCTATAAAAACATCCAGTTTATTGATTCGTTTTGTACATAAATAATTATAATGTAACCATGGAGGTATTTTAACCATTTTTATAAATGACGTATAATTCGGATTTTCGATAGTTGTTCTTTCATCTGTGTTATGATTCCATATAACTATACCGCACCAATTTTCGTCACTGTATTTCGAATACTCTGAATAATAGGATGCCAAATCATTATAAGATTTTACGTTGTATTTACATTCATTTATCTTATACCGAGTACTATTATTACGTATTTTTATTTGTCTTATTATATCCATGCTATTATTTGCATGAAATAATACTTTAGGAAATCGTACTACTCCATACAACTCCAAGGATTGTAACCATGACCATTTTTTATATACGAAAGGTGGTATATTTACAATATATTGATTTACTGTATGTATATTAGTACATGATGGTATTTGTTCAAAAAACTCTGGACGTATATGTCTTGTAGGATCAAACGAACAGTGATGATTCGTTTCATCAAACGACTTTATAGATAAATACCCTATATCTCTTGTAGAATAAGATTCCAAATAATAAACAGCTACTAAAAAAATGGTAGGTTCATCTACTTCCATAATAATTTTATTTTCCGGATGTTGTAATACAAATGAATAACAATGAGATGTCGGCAAATGTTCTATCCAATAAATATCAGATAATTTTTTATTTCTAGGTTCTCTAATTGCGTCTAAAAACATGTCATAAAAGGTAGGATGTAGGTTTTCTACATTATGTCCTTGATACCCTTGTGTTTCACTACCAGATGTATTTGCAAAATACCAATAATTACCACCTATATTCGTTTTAGTTGCTATTTCCCATGAATGAATACGTTCATCATAAAATAATTGTATAGAAATACCCTCTATTTTTTCAACAATGGAGAACTCATCGCCAATTTTAGGATATTTTTGAATAAAATCAGAATAATCTAACGATTTAGGTGGAGAAAAACATACCAATTTATTCTCAGGATAGGAAAATAGAACCGATCTATATTTACTATTTACTGTGTCTAATCTAGACAATATTGTTTTATCATAATGATATAATGTATATTTAGAACGTGGAGTATTAATACGTTTTCCTTTTACTATTCTTTTAGAAAATCCGGGTTCATCCGGATTGATAATGATTTTTTTATAGTCACAATTCGATATATACTCATTATATTTGGCATCTTCATTATTTATAGTATTTGATATAGAATTATATAACATAACAAAACTATTAATAATATTTAAACTGGATTATATACTATTATTTTCTTTCTATTGTTTTTCAAAAATAAATATACAAATATAGTCTGTCTAATAATTTAGAATCATTATATATATTATTATACACATATGGACATTGAAATACCCGATGAGAATCAGGATACTATGACTGTCCGCAGTAAAAAATCTACAGAAACATCGCTTGAATTAGGTGATATAATACGTATTACAGCTCCTACAAATGATGATTTGCATGAGCAAACCTTTTATATTATTTATATAGATACGGATGTTCCTGAAAATATTGTTATTACTATAGTAAATATCGCCAATTTTTCACAAAAACAACTACGTATATTAGATGGAAAATATATTTCCGATGAATCTATTACGAATATAGCCATTTTGGCTAGAAATCCCGAACGTGGATATGCAAGACAAAACAAATTGTTACCGCTTACTTGGATTGATATTCATTTTGGCGGCGAGTTTCCTATGGTTCTTACTGGACAAATTACCAATTTAGAAGAAGACCAAATCGAAATAACGGTTTATCCAGATATGACCGTTATTTATATTGATTTTGGATATAGAGGTATTCCAGAAAACTTACCGATTACCGAAATCACAATACGTGAAAAACCTTCCAGTATTTCATCTGGTCAAAACTTACATCCACCTTCTGAACAAGAATTGCAATCAAATGAACTATATGACGACCTAGAAGAAGGGGAAATACCGAGTATGACTTATACCGAAACTGGTGAAGCAATTATTCATATTCCTTCTACTGCAAAAGTAAATGAAACTATCGGAAATACGTTACAGCAAATGTATTTAGAAAATGATGATATTTTTGGAGAAGAACTAGGTGAAGTTGTTTTAGAAGTAGAACTACCTGAAAGCCAAAAGAGATATGGAATTGAAACCCAAACAAATGCTTTATTAGATGCATTATTATCTGATATTCCTGTTCATAAAAGAACAAAAGCAGTAATGGATAATATTCATCGTTTAATTGAACGATTCAAAGAATTGCGTGAAATATATTCCATTTTTGACGATTCTGGTAATATACGCGATATAAAATTACATGGTCCAAACTATATTCCTGCTGCGGACAAACTATTTGATTATGAAAACAAAGTAGATTGGGTAATACCGGTTGTTTCCAATATAAAACGGTTATATTCTGATGAGCCAGTTGACGGTTTAAACACCCCAGATGCAGATAATTATGTTATGCAAGAAATACTTCAAGAACAACAAAAAAGTCAAAAAGCATACTATGATAAAAGTATTCAAAGTGAAGAATTAAGATACGAAAAATGGATAAAAGAACAATCCTCTGCTACTACACCATTTAATGATAGTATTTGGAGACCAAATCCAGATGAAAGACGTGAAATTGGGGAGGTTAAAGTCGCTGGTAATGTAGATGTTATAGTGGATAATTTAGGTAATTATTTGTCTTCATCTAGAAAAGCATATGAAAAAGGAGAATATGAAGATTCTGCCAATAGGTTCTCAATAGTTCGATATAATACAGGCATTGCACGTCCTTACCAAAAAGAAATAGAAAACTCCCAAAATGTATATAGACTGAAATCCATTGTACGTAAAGATAAAATGACTATAAATTCCATTATTACTTTACCAACACCTGCCCTTTTTTATTCAAAAATACATTTGCCAGGTACAAATATTCTTACACGGACAAACTTGGGACGCATGTGTTTAGAACCATACCGGTTTTTAAATAAACATACCACACCCGTTATTTATGAAATGCTATCATTAGATGAAAAAATAAAATATGCGGATGATCAACGTCCAAAAGAATCGAATAGTGAACCAGACAAAGAGAATGAGAATGAAAATGAATCGTCCAAAGAAAAAGACAATGTAGACTCCAATGAAACGCCCAATTTGCCTAAACTATTTCAAACCATTATGGATTTTAAACTTTCACCTGAGTTTCCTCGTGATTCTTCCACATATATTGAAACGCTTTATAAAATACTACCTGAAATATCGACATCTATTAATTATATGGAAAAATACATGAAAGATAAATTATCATTCTTTGACGCAGTTACGACATTGGAACCCTTCTATATTTACCCCGAATCATTATCCTATACACATTATAATCAAATCCGTTATTTTTTAAAAAATAAAATTAACGCATTCAATGCGGCAATGAAAGAACGCAAAGTAGAATATCAAAAAATAATACCTAGATTAACCCGTGATATAGATACTAAAAATCGTATTTCAGCTATATTTACTTCCAATCCAAAATATGTAGAAGTAGTTATGGCAGATTACCTCATTGAAATGTCCAAACAAAAAAATATGACAACCAGTGAATTATTATTTCATATGGAAAAAGCCGATGGATATTTACTGTGGTATTCCATTATGTCTAAATATACACTTTCGCTATATACTCCAAATCGTTTAATGACTGCATTTCAGAGGCCTAATTTAGAAGATATGGCGGCTGTCGATAAAATACGACCAAAGGATTGCATTCGCCGATTTTTGGCAAAAAAATACAATAGTATATCCGATTTACAAAAAGACAATAATAAATCCGAGGTATATTATGATAAGGAAATGGATGATACACCATATAGTATATTGAAAAAATACGAAAAACAGCGTAAACAAATGACAGCTGATACATTTTTGGAGTTTTTAGAAGAGAACTTGATTCAAAAACACGATTGCAATACAAACTTAGCAAAAGAACTTGCAAAGACATTAATCGAAGGAAAAAAACAAGTATCGGAAGGCGAATACGCTTTATTAGAAATTGTATCGGAATATTCGGAAGTAAAAGAACCTCGCGACCTAACCGAAATGAGAGTACAATATTATGTACGTAAAAATAGTAATTGGGTGAGAGACGATTCCATTTCCGAAGAAGCATTTGTCGATATACAAACTCTTTTTTGTAATATGGAAAATAAATGCTATAAAAACCAAAATAATGCACAGTGTGAAACTACAGAACGTGCGGCGAAAAGTCTGAAACATACATCTAATGACCGTATTATCAGTGAATTGGACAAACGTCTTTCTATGACAGTAGAAGACATGGAGGCCGAAATCGACGCTGCTATTGAAAAATACCGTAAATCTTATTATAGTACATCCATTGTAAGAGAACTTGCACTTTATAAACAAAATAATGATTCCCTAAATCTTGTTAAAAAACAGGATGATGACGACAAAATTGTATCACCACATATCCAAACCAGGGACATGATATTGTCTCTCACTGACTTTGTAAAACAACAGCAAGATATCATCTGGTTTGTAGAAACATATTGTAGAGAAGCGTTGGTAGCCGAATTAAATGAAGATGATGCATGGTTATATTGCATGGAAACCAATACCAAATTATTGCCTCATTTTATGTATCTATTAGCCAATACGTTTATTAAAACTAATATAGACACATACCAACTTTTATTAGAAAAATTATGTTCGAATGCCACATTAAGTGACGACGGCGATTATTTGATTGATACTGCAACCGGATATCCTATTAAAAAACGCGATTTTGTTGCCGAAGATGAATATGATGATGCAGGATTCAAAATCACTTCCCATTCCATTATAGAAAAAGATTTAGGAACCATTATTGCCGAAACACTCGCCAAAAAAGATCGCATATTCGATAATGCAACCGATCAAATGGTATATAATGTATTTTCGGCGATTTCCAATGTAGCAGGTGTTCCTATAGAAAATATCGAAGACTTTACATTGCGGGTTTCACTGGAATTGATTCGCAATCCAACCGTCATTATGGAAGAAGATAAATATAAACAACGTGCTGCTAAATTGGAAAAAGACACCGGGAAAACTTCCGTTGCATATCCGATTTATAAAAATCAGGCTATTATTTCGATTGTTGCCGGTGTCTTTTTAGTTTCAGTACAATGTGTTATTCCTACAATAAAAACGCGTAAAACATTCCCCGGGTGTGTAAAATCATTCACCGGATATCCTTTAGCTGGTGGCGTAGAAGATGTAAGTGGATTGAAGTACGTTGCCTGTTTAATAAACGGAATTAAACACGATGAAGACCCATGGAAATCTATAATGAAACTCAATGCGGCTCTTATTGCTACACGTATTAAAGATGTGTTAGACAAATATATTATCAAACGTACAGATGTCAATGATTTGTATGTAGCCAAACGCGAATATTTACTATTGAATCCGGATGAAGTTATTCCTTCAGAACATAGTATTGAAAAATGGCGTAGATTTTTACCACCAGTCGTTGAGTTCTCTGTTATATCAGATTTACATAATGTTGCATCGGGATTTAAATCGGATTTATTGGAAACACTCAAACGTGGACATAGCGACCAATTTTCCCAATTAGGGGTAGTGCAATCGAAATTGTATAGATATACCTTTGGAATCATAGAACAAATCTATAATATTGTAAAAAGCAAGACCAGTTTATTAAAAACATCTGGTGGTGTACCCTTTTTAGAGAACGCATGTTGTAACGAAAGTAGTCAAACTACACATCCTCTTTCTTATTTTGAAATGACTAATCCAGTTATAAAACAATACGCGAAAATAACGGATGAACTCAGTCGTATACAAAATGAAATACGTATGATTACAAAAGCGGGAGTATTATACAATGAACCATTTACAGGTATCGTTAGGCCCGAATTACCGATTTTAGAGACTGAGAAAGATATTTATCATGCAGTTATACATTATGCCAAGTTTGACCGAGATATTATTCTGCCAGAAAACTTGCGTAATATCACTGGTGAGAAACCGGCTGGATATAAATCTACATGGTCATTGGAAGAAAAAATAGAATATTTGAAACGTCATGGGAAACAATATGATCGCCATACATTGGTTCAAATGATGGAACAAGTTCGTCTCAATAATATGATTGCAGTGAGTTCCTCTGAAAAACATCTACCAGTCGTTCAATTGACTGCATTTTTAGAAACCATGGAACTCCACAATTCAGAAGTTATACCAGCACCTTTACGCGAATTATTATTGGCAGCTATACTCGTATATCGTCCAAAAGAAATGAAAAAAGAGGGAACTGTCAAAGAAATAGTACAATTGCGAAAATATTTAGCAAAAACGAATGAAAATATGTTGAAGGAAATTATCAATTTAAATCGCGGTAGTTTTATAAAAACCTATGGCGGTTTAGATTCACGTGAACTCAAAAACTTGCAGGATTTTATGGCAAATATTCATGTATGGGAAATGGACGTACCCGATGCTGGATACAATGGTATTTATACTGTTGCTCAATTTATTAAAAACTCAGTGGAATCCTTAGTGAAAGTATATCCTTCCATGATTGTAAATGATGCGTCTTATACTACTGTGCATAAACATTGGGGACTTTCCGGATTTCATTCTTCCGATATTTCCAAAATATTGAAAAAATATTTAGAAGGTCTCAATGCATTCAAGGGAGATCAGACATTGACGCCATTTTTACAAGAAATTCAACAACGTACACTTGACTTGCATTTATTATTACAACATATACCTATGGAAACCCCTATTGAAAAAGGGGAGAATACTTATTTCGAATTGTTTGATAAGAAAACGCTCTATTATTTGCATGTATATTGCTGGTATTCTGTATTATATGAATATATGAACTTGGCAAACGACGATGATTTAATTCATATTGATGTTCAAACCAAGCGTAGAAATAGACGCGATGAATTATCCGAAAGTTTTGAACCTACTAATAGTATATCAAGTGCATTTAGTACATCTTCTGATGAAGTTGATGAAGCACAATCAGAATTGTATGATGTAGAAATACGGGCTGGTGAAAAAGAAGATTTCCAAAAACGTATATGTTCTCTCATGGTGGCCATGTTACGTATTAACCAACAAAACAAAAAAACATTGGATAAACCATATAGCGAAATTGCACGCAAGGTACGACGTTCCAAAGAGGAAGAAAAGAAAATCATTACAGAATATTTCAAAAATATGCAAAAGGATGAACGTAAAGTGGAAGATTTATTGAAACAATTTCACCAAGGTAGATGGAATATTGGTATTCAAAAAGGCATTTTTCAATATGATAAACAAGTATATGATAATGAACGAAATGCAGGGCTTTCCAGATTAGAACAAGATTTAATAGGCGATGAAATGCCCGAGTTTGAACAAAATGACGTAGAAGTCGCCGATTTAGAACAAGAACAAAATGCCGAAAATGAAGAGTTTTATGATCGCGAGGCGAATGATATAGGACATTTTGGCGATGACTACATGGACGGTAATTACTATGGAGATGAAGGAGATAATGATTTCGCCTATGATGATTAGACCACAGAACACAATATTACAATAACATAATACAACAAATCATACAATCTAGACATTAAATGATATAAATATATTTACAATTATATCATATAAATTATCAAATCTAAATATGTCATCCCCAAACGACGATTACAATGAATATAGAAAAATGTGTGTAGAAATATTGCATAATTATAAACAGTGTATTTATGATACGTATGTTGTCACAAAAAACAATACCCCGATTTCAATAAATGACAATACTAACTGCAATTATCATATTGAACTATTTACGAAGTTTTGTATGAATCCTGTACAAAATATACCAAATAAATATTGAAAAATTATATTATATACGAGGTGGTATGAGAGCGAGAAAAACCTGTATAATATTTTTGAAAAGGATGTGAAAAGATAGTATAATTTTATAATAGGATTATATACATATTATAAATGAAGGCCTTCATAAATGCAAATAAGGTAAATATCGCCATTTTGATTTTTTTAGTCGTGTTCTCCATTATTCATATATCCAAACCTAGTATTTTGTATAACGAAGAAGGCGGGTTTCGTCCTTTTGGAGTAGGATATAGACATAAAACAGTTATACCGATTTGGGGGGTTTCTATTGTTGTTGCTATCTTCAGTTATTTAGCAGTTTTATACTATTTGCAGTATTATTGATAATCATTGCCATTGATTATACAAATTATTTTCCAATACATAGTATGTATATATTTTGTTAAATGGAAAATCCGAGACTAATTGACCCCGGTGTAAAATATCATTTATATCAAACGTTGCATAAATGTCATGATACCCGAGTAAATATGTATACATGGACTTTCAATATAAGTATATTTTTATTGTTTGTCGGCGTAGCTGCAGCTGCTTTATATTTTTGTTATACACGCAAATTGACACCTGAAGAAAAATACAACAAAATGATGAAAGACCAAGCCTATATTTTATCTAAAATACGATTTTACCAAAATGAGAGAAAAAATATGCCATTTTCTAGTATAACCAGTTTACCTGTAGCAAAAGAATAATGATAGAAATGTATTCGCGACATCGAATTCATATACTTTTTATACAAACGTATAAAAAGTATATATATTTACAGTATATACGATATATCACATAGTAAAATGAGTATGATAGACAGTTTAAGAGAAAGCGTATTTCGAGATAATAATACTGCACAAATCGAATTAGAAGGGATTCTTTCGAGAATGAACCCAAATATAAAACGATTGCAATTATCTGCACCATTACATGGAGAACTAGACTTTTCAATATTGAATCAAAAGGGATTTAGACAAGTAGAAGAAATCATCATTGAAAAAGGCGAAATTACCGATATCAAAAATATACCAGATACTGTTCATATTTTGCATTGTCAAAATCAATTACTCATTGGACTATTTGATTTACCGGCTAAATTGGAGGAACTCAACTGTGACTATAATTATATTTCTATATTTGATGGGAAAAAAACGCCCGAATTGAAGAAACTAAGTATTTCAAATAACAGATTAGACCAACTCCTACATATTCCGGAACATTTAGAAGAATTATATTGTACAAATAATAAAATAAGATTACTCAATCTAGAAGGTCTCCGCGAATTAAAGGTTCTCCATGTTTCAGATAATCCCACGCTTATTATAGAACATGTTCCTGCATCTTTAGTTGATTTTAAATCTGACAATAGTCCATTTGTAAATCGATCTTATGAAACTGATGCCCCTTCTCGCACAAATACTTCAACTACTAATGAAACGACAAAAAAAATAGATTATATTGAAGCCCTTAATATGTATATGCAATTAAAACGTAATTACGAAGAAACATTGTTACAATCAAAACGAGTTGTATTTCATAATGCCAAAACAAAATCGGAAGGAAAACGGTTAGCAAAACAAGTAAAACCGAAATGTATTAATTGCAAACGACCAGTTGGAACTATATTTTCATCAAAAGATGATAAATATACAGCTATATGCGGCGATACTAATTTAAATACAAAATGTAGTCTAAATATACAATTGTATCGTGGATACCATTCAGATGATCATTCTTTATTACATATTTTTAAATTGAGCAGTGATAAAGCAAAAGAGGCGATTATTCGTCAAAAATTAGACACGCTTTTTCAATATATAGATGAACGTACTGCGGCTGCACGATTTAAGAAAGAATTAGAAAACTATAATAGTGAAAGTGGTGTATTTCATGATGTAGTAGATGAATACAATGAAAAGTATTTTAATAAATCTAGGGACGAAAAGATTGCCGAAAAAAAACTAGAAATAAGTGAATTATTAAAACAATATGAATCCATTATAAATGATTATAAAACAAATCCGGATAATCATGAATTATTACGAGATGCAATTCAGGTACATATTAAAGAAATAATGCCCGAAATGGAGAACTTGCAGCGTCTAAAACATGAATTAAATGAAGTAGATACACAAATAAATATAACAGGTGCAAATGTATATACCATAAAATCTACATTGGTTCAACGCAAGACTACTTTAGCCAATATGGGCCAAGTATTATCTGAACCGCCCGATGTAATAAAGTTTAATAAAAGACAATAGAATATACTAGAAAATATTCGAAACGACTATTGCAGTAATGATATGTAGAGTATAATCCAAACCTTAAATATTTTGTATTTGTAAAAATAGCATACAAATATAAAAAGAATACATAAAACTATAATGGAAAGCAAGCATACTAACTATACCGCAGATTCAAATAATAGTACAAATAAAAATAAAGTGTTCCATAAAATTATTCATGATATTCGAAATATGAAACCGTTAACAAATGAAATCATCAATAGTATAAATAATATGACACATGATGAAAAAATGGATATAATTATTTCATATAGTTACATTGTTGAGACCCTTGTTGCAGCATTGAATAATTAACATGTAGACATATTTGCAAATCTATTTTTATCTATTATTTTATTTTCAATGAATACAATAATATTTACGACTTCCAATGTTTACCACAATCAATGCATGTAACGAAAATAGTTGCAGGCTCATCTGCACTTCTTGTTTGTAATTCATAGTATGTACAACGTTTTGATTTGCATTTTTTACAAGTAAACATATCCGTAGACGCCTCAATATTATTAGAAAACTTGGAAGCATCTCGTTTGATTTTTCTATCAATAAGTACTTTCCAATGGGATGGATTCAATTCTTGATGAGTCATAAATGCCACTAATTGAGGTAAAATCTCACCATCTTTTATCAACTTTACCAATTCGTCATTTTTAAGATTTATATAAATACTTCGTAATCTATCCGTATACAATTGTACAAAGGCTGCATTTTCCCATTTTTTAACAATTTTATGTGTATTGGCTTCCTTGATAGCATAATTGAAAATACCTTTTTCTAAATTGGTGGCTAATTTACTATACATAGCCTCATTGGTGGTATCGATATTTTTGTTTAAAATACCGATTAATTTTAGGCGAATATTTTCGCGAAAAGATTCGGACGATTTAATTTTAAGCGACATATTTTTATTATAATATTGAATATAAATAATATAATTATATTCAATTTTCTATATATTTTATATTTCCAATAAATCAAATCGTAGGATACTCTCACGCAAACCTTTACGATAACCAAAAAACTAATCTTAGTCTACATCAATTCAGTAAACAATGATTCTGTTTTCACACATAAAAAGAGTTCATCATTTCTAGTAAAAGATATAATCGACATAAATGGTAATTGACGCGTGGAAATATCCGTTCCTGCATTATATTCTTTTGTAATAGAATCATGTGATTCATCCGAATCGCTCAAAACTAAATCATCTGATTCTTCTATACTAACTTCCTGTTCATTTTCTACAGGAGTTGGTTGACCAATTAAAACTTCATCAATATAAGCATTTCCCTTTTCTAAAAAAGTAGCCATATTTTTCATAAAAACTGCACATTTTCTATAATCTTTTATAAACTGCGTTATATCTCTACTATTCATATATTTTAAATAATAAAATGGTCCATATTTAGCATCATATGATCTGGCTTCTAACCATTCTGATTTATTTGAGCGAAGCATATACTGTTTCTTTTCCATATTATAAAGATATGCAGATTTAGGCGGTTCTCCTTTACTATGGACAATTTCTTTTACTTTTGCTATATAATTATTTTTATTCAAAAAATCCTTAGTTAATGGCGAAATGGGAAAACTATTTTGGAGTATATCATATTCGATCATCCATATTGGAGTTTTTGTAGACTTTAATGGTAGATGTTGAAAATGCGATATATCAAATATTACTACTATTTCATTTTCACCTATTTCGACATATCCTTTATATAATTCCTTCAATTGTTCTCCAGTTTGACTAGTAATAGATGTTTCTACTACGACTAAATCTAAAAATTGTTTCATACATTCATTCTGAAATTGAGATTCTATATCATCAGTATGCGTACATTGAAAGCTGAATTGAGAAAACCCGAATACCTTATCAGAATCATTATTTGTAGTTTTATCTTCATTGTTCTCATCTAAAAAGGATTGTACCGGAGATACCCTATTTTCATTGTCTCGGACATCCACTTCTTCTATTTCAGAATTATTACTATTCGATGTAACAAACAATGACGAATCCATATTTGTATCAGCCTCATTATCTATACTATTATTTTCCGAAAGTATAGGTGAATCTACTGATAATATGGTTTTAATTTCCGATTGTTCTGAATAATTTACTAAAAAACTTAAAAATGGTAGTGGTTCTCCATCAATATTACATTTATTATTTAGAGCTAACATACAAACATGTACTTTTAATTCGGTATGTTCATCTTTACAAAAATCATATGTCTGGGAAAGGTATTCTTTAGCTAAGTAATCTATATATAACTCTGTTGTTTTTACGTGGGCTTCAATTGGATAAGCATGTTCAATATTATTCTTAGTATGATCCTCTGTAAAAGTATCGTTAACGGATAGAGGGGTATTATTCCTATAGATAACATCTTCACTATCTACATTCGGGTTTATTGGTGGCGATTCTGTTTCTGACAATAGTGGATTACTTGTATCTATATACAACTTATTAGTATTATTAGCATGATCAATTGTTCTAAACACATACGGAGAATTAACCGTTTTATCTTTTGGTGAAGATTTCAGTGATTTATATGTATTTTGATTATTATCATTATTATTATTATTATTATTATTATTATTGGAAATATCTTCGTCATTCGTAACTACCTTGGTTGATTTCTCTTTTACTGGCAGGGCTTCTAATCTAGGTGGTTCATCTGGTTTTGCTGAAAAAAAACGTTTTTTCAAAGACTCGAATAAAGAGAACATTCTATATTTTATATTATACATATTCTTTATTTAATTTTACTAGTGGATATTATTGTATAGCTAAATTATTTTAGTTACGGTTCAAATAATTTATAATATTCAAAAATGATTTAAAGATGTTATTATAGTAATTATATCCAAGGTTAATTACAAGCGTAATATATAATATATAATCATGTGCGATAAGTATGGAAATTACATCGGGGAGGGATATGAAGAAGAATCCACTGTGGTATCAAGTTCCTATGCGAGTACGCGTTCGACTACTCGTAATCGACGCAAGGAATTGGATGCAGCCAAGAGATTAGATCCTGGATATAATAAGATTTATAGAACGGTGAATAAGGAAGTTGATGGAGAAGTTGTTAAAAAGAAGGTTGCGATTGAATTGTATGCAACCATTTTGACACCAGGTAAGAAGATTCGATCAGCACTTGGCGGGTCTTATCATGCGAATTATCATGTAGGTAAGACAGATGAATATATTTTTTTTAAGGCATGTTTAGCTACCGGCGAATGTCAACGTGAATCGAATACTTTCTTTTTCGATACACCTGAACAGTTTGAAAGAGTTTTCCATGTTACATTGCCTCAAAATATTAAAAAAGACTGGTATGACAGGTTCAATGATGAGCGTAAGTATCGTGAGAAGTTAGCTGGTGCAGGAACCGTATAAACAAATGTGTACGCAAAATATATGCAGTAATATATGCATTAATATAATAAATATAATAATAAAACGCTTATAAAATTATAAACGTGTTATAAATAGAATGAGGATTGGTTTTTGTATACATTGTTTTATATATTTAGTTAATTATTCAAATACTTTTCTTATACAAAATTGTAAAACACCCACCGGTTCCAATAATTTAGTACATTTTTATATAAGTTCTCCTCAAAAAAATAGAATCTTATATAAATTATCTACAACAAATTATTTATTTCATAAGAATCGTGAAATCATAGTAAAACCAAATAGAAAAAAGCATGAAAAATACAATGGGTTTGATATGCGAAATAATATGAGTGATATAGATAGGCAAACCGTAAATAATGTATATCAATACATGCAGAAACTACAATTAGTAAAAAAATTACAAGCGAATGATATAGATATACAAACAAAATTGGCATTGATAGAAATATCCCATACTAACATAGAATCATCAAATATTACAAAAGGTGGGTTATACAAGTTTTGGGATTTTCCTGATATGTGAATATATATTTTTGTATATAAAGTGGTATAATATAGAGAACCCTTGACAACAAAGTTCGAAAGAGTTTAGAATAAAATTATATACATAGTATATAATATTATCAATGAGTTTTACTAATAATTTGTCATTAATTACCTACGGTGCAATTGGTCTAACCGGAGTTATATTAGCAGTTGCAACCTATTATGATACGGATGATTCCGCTGAATCTAAAAAAGAAGATTCTGATTCGGGGGTAGGTATATTTAGTAGTAACCCTGAACCTGAAAAAGAAGAAGAATCCGGTCCATCACTTTTGAATCCATTTGCTTCAAGTGAACCTGAAAAAGAAGAAGAATCCGGACCATCACTTTTAAATCCATTTGCTTCAAGTGAACCTAAAAAAGAAGAAGAATCCGGTCCATCACTTTTGAATCCATTTGCTTCAAGTGAACCGAAGGAAGAAGAAAAAAAGGGATTATTTGGTGGAAAAAAGCGTAAAACAAAGAGACGCAAAGCATCTAAATCCGCTAAATATAAAAAAACATCTAAAAAAGCAAGAAAAACCAGACATAAAAAACAAAAATCCAGCTCTAAATGAAAATATAGTTTTTTATTATAAGAACCACATAGAAGGTTGTTATAATAACCATAATAACCATAATAATCTAATAATTAGTTTTTATGTTTTAGTTTTTATTTTTCTTTGAAGACAATCGTTTTTTTGTCTTGTTGTTTTGGTTTCCTTTTCCACCACGTATTTTTTCATCCTTTAAAATAACTAATGCTTGATCCATTAAAGTAAGGTCAGTATCGCTTAATTTGCTTTTGTCTTGTCCTTCAACCGTTGCTAGAGCAAGATCTTGAAACTTAGATATACGTTTATTATTTATCTCTTTCATAATTTTGTCAAATAGTTCGGTATTTTTATCATATTTTTCTTTTAGGTTTTCTAATTTTTGTATAGATTCATCTGTATCTTTTCTATCCCTTTCACAGGCCTCTCTCATTTGTTCAATTTTGGTTGCAATTATATTATATTTCTCGTAATTATTAGCTCTTATATCTTTGGGTTTAGCGGCTTCGACTTTAGCCAAAAAATTGTTTAGATGGACTACAGCATCAGTTAAGCTTTGTGAAAACAAATCAATATTAGCTTTTATAGTGTCTAAAGTAGTTCTATTCGCCATTGTGAATATATATATATTATGTTATATAATTTTTATTATTTATTGATTATTTTGATATCTATACGTATAAATGTTCATGCATCTATTTCACGCCCATTATATATTTGGTTCAATTGACGATTTACACGAACAAATGTTGCACATTTTGCTATATCCTTTATTTTTTTGGCTCCCAAATATGTCATGGATGAACGAATACCCCCTTGAATATCTAAAATAGTTCCTTCTACGTTCCCTCTATATCGAATCTTCACGGTTTTACCTTCACTGCTTCTGTATTTAGCTACGCCTCCACTATATTTAGTCATAGCAGTGGTTGAACTCATTCCATAAAATATCTTGTATAGTATATTATTTTCCTCTATTAGTTCTCCACCTGATTCAGTATGCCCTGCAAACATAGACCCGCTCATAACAAAATCAGCTCCTGCTCCATAGGCTTTGGAAAAATCGCCGATTACTTGTAGTCCACCATCGCTAATAATATGTGCATCATTTCCATGGGCAGTATCTGCACATTCAATCACTGCACTCAATTGAGGCATACCAATCCCGGTTTGTTTACGAGTTGTACAACAGCTACCGCTTCCAATACCTACTTTTACAATATCCACTTTACCATGTACAACGAGTTCTAATACTCCTTCCGATGTACATACATTTCCAGCAATTATTATTTTTTCGGGATATAATTCACGTATTTGAGAACATTTTTGGACAAAATGGGACATATAACCATTTGCCACATCGACGCAAATAATATTGGGGTTTACAGTTGCCATAATATCTGCCAATCGGACTAAATCTACATCTGTAATACCCGTAGAAACCGCATAATAATTTTTGTCCAATTCATCTGGATAATTTAGTATATCGTCCGCAGTGTAATATTTATGTAAACACGTAATTATTTTATGTTTTTGTAGTGCAGATGCCATTTCCAATGTTCCGGTAGTATCCATATTGCTTACCATTATAGGAACTCCACTCCATTCTAACGGAGAATATTTGAATCTCATTGTTCTCTCTAAGCTTACTTCGGAACGGGAAGAATATTGACTGCGTTTAGGTAGTAATAAGACATCTGAAAAGTCTAATTTAACATCATCCAATATTTTCATATAGGAGTACGTATATGAAAATACAATGTTTTAAATGTCTAAATTGTTTTTATTGTAAATGAATAGTTTCTATATAAGTTTATTGCAATTTAGCTAGACATCGTTGAAAAAAAGCATCTACCCCTTTTGGATCTGCACCAATTACTAAATCGATTGGAATATAGGTGAGATTTCCTTTTTCATAACATAAAATAGCCGGAATACCATTCACCATCTTTTTACTTTTCAAGAACCCATACAATTCAAAACAGTCATCTACATCAATGATAAATGACTGTACTGTATCAGGCATTTTGTGCATCCAATCATGTACTTGTTTTTCAATTACTTTACAAGGACCACACCAAGTTGCCCCAAACTTTACGATAATCAATCCAGGATTTTTTGCTAAATGTTCTTGAAAATATTTTACACTTTCAATTTCTGTCAAAATAGGAAGAGAACTCATCGTTTTTGATATATACATTCTGTCATTATTTCTATAATTCCTTTTTGCCTAAATAATTTCTCAAAATATAGACATGTTCCAAATCACCTCATATACGTAATCCCTATACATAAATCATGTGTACATCATTCATATGTACATCATTCATATTCGACTATTTATATTAGGTTCTATTTAGGCGAAAAATACTCAAAACATTATCACCTAAAATAATAATAGAATGAACCCGAAACAATACGACCGACCATTGTCTACTTCTTGTCCTAGAACCGGCGATAAACGTATAATACAACCGGTTCAACAAAATATAAGGGGTTCTAAACCACCCACGACTCCAACTCCAAACCCAAACCATAATCTGAATATTAATACCTATAGCTTGAATGAAATCCTAAATATGTTTGATTTATCCCATCAGATTTCGGTAGAGGATATGAAACGTGCCAAAAAAAAAGTTCTCCAATTGCATCCAGATAAATCCAAATTGCCTAAAGAATACTTTTTATTTTACAAAAAAGCATTTGATATTGTCTATCAATTCTATGAAAATCAACATAAACAATCTGCTAAAGTAGAAGCAAAGGTATATGAACCCACAAATGATTCGAATGAAATGTTTCAACAAGTAAATAATGTAATACAGGATTTAGGAGAACATGGCTTTCAAAGTAAGTTCAATGAACTTTTTGAGAAAAATATGGCGAGACCTACTAATCCAGAGAAAAATGCTTGGTTTGCCAACGATGAACCTGCCTATGTCATTGAAGGGAAAGTTAATACCAAAAATATGGGTGAAATGCTCGAAAGTATCAAACAGAAAAACCAAGGGCTAGTAAAATACACCGGGGTTCAAACACTTTATGCAGGAGGACAACCTGGACCTGGTGCCGGAATATATGACGAGGATGAAAATGGCCCATCCGATGAATATGTATCATGCGACCCCTTTAGCAAATTGAAATATGATGATTTACGAAAAGTCCACAAAGACCAAACCGTGTTTTCAATAAGTGAATCGGATTATGGTAAAATCCCTAAATACGCTTCCGTAGACCAATATAATCGTGCTAGAACGGAACAAGAAGGAAAACCAATGGAAAGAACCGAAGCCGAAACAATATTAGCAAATCGAGAACGCGAGATGCAAGAGAAAATGATGCAAAAACAGTACCAATCCAATTTGAGAACCATGGAATATGAACAAAAAAACAAGGATGTAATGGCATCGTTTTTGTTTTTGAAAAATGGTAAAAATTAACGTCTGATTATATGGAATATTATTCCATATGACCAGTGTATATACAACTAGACATTAACGGATGAAACTATAAAACAAACATCTATAATTATATATCAAAACATGTTCCGAAATTGTTGTTGGCGAAATAACCATTCTTTATCTAAATCCAACATTAATCCACTATAATTCACTTCTCTCTTTTCAATATCACTATAATCTGTACATTGAATGACGGTAGGAGGGGTAATCATATACCATGCGTCTTTTTGTTGCAATTGTTTCCAGTAAATATCCAAGGCATATTGTTTTCGCATATGAGGAGAACGCATCAATTGATTTGCACTTTCTTTGAAATTGGCAATTAATGTATCATAGTAACTAGACCTAGCAATATAACCTGTCGTGGTTTGATTATTGTATACTCGAATGCAATAATCGGCAACGCGGTTATAAGGAGGACAATTGTTTCCACCAAGAATGACTACATCCCATGAAATTCTAGTGTTTTCGGAGAACTTTTGTAAGTTCTCTTTCAATAATTCTGGATTTAGAAAAAGTATATCATCTTCACAAATGAATACATATGGCCATCCTCTTGCTTTCGCCATTTCCAAACATCGTATATGACTAAGTGTACATCCAACTGCTCCGTCTGTCATATGAACCGCATTCACGCGTTCACCTTTAATACCCATGTTTTTCATTTGTGTTTCTATGTTTTTCAATCGGTCTTTGCGACTTTCTAAATTGATATAGAGTGTATATTGCAATAATTCCGGTAAAGTATCTGTATTATTCAAGATGTTCTCCATTTTTATAGAAATACAACAATTATATATTTTATGATATATTACTTTTATATCACAAACTTTAGATATTTTATAAAAATATTGATATCATTTTAGCTAGTATTTTACACCAGTGTTTTTTTCGATAACATACGTTCCCATGTATTCATACGTATCAATGCTTTATTATGTAAATATATAGATTGTGTTTTTGCATAAGGAGATACAAATAACTGGTCTTCATTATGTTTTAAAACACGGGTTTTAAAAAGACTTTTTGCATTTTTGAATGAAATATCAATATCATTTTCAGTATGATGCATATGATATATCATACTTCTATCAAAATCATAAGCCGCAAGTAAATCAGATTCACGCACTATATGATAAGCCGGTTGATATATACCTAAATCAGGAAACCCGTCTTTTTTTACGGTAGAATAGGACATGGTTTCCATAATTTTACAAGATACATCAATTTCAAACGGAGTCATTTTATTTCCAAGAAATTTCTCAATTTCCTGTAACCCAGCAGTTTGGTCCATATATTTTTTTTCACACATATCATGTAATATGGCAGATGTATAAATAATTCG